TTATAATCGTAAAACATAAAGGTCATCATATCTTGTACCCTTGGATTACAACTAAAAGTTTTTTCTGAAAAGATAAATGCACCACCAGTATTAAGACCATTGTAAATTTTATTAATTACTTCTTGTCTATCTTTTGGTGACATAAATTGTAAGGTAAATATAGAAGTAACCAAAGAACAATTTTTAAAATCAAACTCTCTTACGTCACCTCTAAAATAATTTAATTGATGATACTTTTCCTCGTCATGTGGATAGTCGCCAAAAAAATCTTCTTCTATTTCTATACCAGTATATTGTGCGTGAGGTATATTCTTTCCATTTTGTTCTATCATGCCTTTTAAAAGTTTACCTGAAGAACAACCCATATCAACAACTTGCGTATAATCTTCTACAAAATATTTTGATAGAGAAAGTATATCACCCCATAATTGACTATAACCACGTACAGATTTATCTATGTGATTATCAAAGCCTTCTTTACTTGTAGCAAAAGTAAATTTAGTCATTATTTAACTCCTTATATGGTTTTAACACTTTGTTATATACACTTTCAGCAAGTGCCTTCATCATCAACGGTGGAACCATACGACCTATCCGTTCTGATTGTTGTTTATGTTTACCTGTTAATTTAAAGTCTTCAGGTAATGACATAATTCTTTTTAATTCTTTTATAGTAAACTTTCTATCTTCTGTTGGGTGACAAGTACCAGCAACACCAGCAAGATTACCCATCGCAGTAATTGTTGGACAAGGTTTTCTTAAACTTGATCTTTTTAA